GAAATAGCATTTATTAGATCACTATTCAACTTTCCTATACATCAGGAAAATGTCCAATCGCATGCCGCCAAAATAGCTAAAATTAAATTGGCTAGAGATCTTAAGCAAACACTTAAAGCTTGCGAAAAAGAACTCAACTCTATCACGGGTGACGAAGATCTTATTGATCTTATTTCACGAGTTGAAGAACCCATCCTTGATGCCACAGCAGATGTATACCAAGCTTCTAATAAGCACACAGAAGTGCTGGGCGAAGATATTGATGAGTATCTCACATATCTTTCTGAAAACGTATCAGACACAGTTGGAATACCAACGGGATTTGATAGATATGATTTAGCTATCGGGGGCGGCCTCCGGCGTAAATGTGTGGATCTCATCGCCGCCCGTCCTAAGATTGGTAAATCTATGTTTGGAGATGCTGTGGCGCTTAATGTGGCCACCAAACTTAATATACCCGTCTTGATGTTAGACACAGAAATGTCTAAAGAAGACCATCTCAACAGAATGTTAGCAAATTTCAGTGGTGTCGAGATAAATAAAGTTGCCACTGGTAAATTTAATGAGAATGAAATAGAAAAAGAAAAGGTACATGATGCAGCAGAAAAATTAAAAAGCATTCCATATCACTATCTAAGTATTGCTGGTCAACCTTTTGAGCATATTCTGGGCATTATGCGTAAGTGGATTTATCAGCACGTAGGGTTTGACGGTGAAGGTAGAACTAAGGATTGTTTAATAGTTTATGACTATCTTAAATTAATGGGGTCCGAAAGTATTACCAATGTAATGCAAGAATATCAAGTATTAGGATTTCAAATTACTAAGCTACATAATTTCTGCGTCAAGTATGACGTACCATGCTTGAGCTTTGTGCAGCTTAATAGAGATGGTATCACTAGGGAGTCTACTGATGTTGTTTCTGGATCAGATAGATTGATCTGGTTATGTACAAGTTTCTCTATATTTAAGATGAAGTCAGATGAAGAAATAGCCGAGGATTCTATTGAACATGGTAATAGAAAATTAGTTCCCGTAGTAGCGCGACATGGATGCGGCTTAGATGATGGAGATTATATTAGTGTAAAAATGTTTGGAAATATTGGTAAAATTGAAGAAGATGAAACCCGTAACGAAATACACCGAAATGCAAGATCAAGATCAGAAGGATTTGAAATACAAGAAGAGCTTGACGAAGACACAGATAGTTAGTATGTGTAATCGCCTATTTGAAAGGCTCCCCTCGTTATTAAAATTTCTTCAAGTAGAATATATGGAATTTCCTAACAGATATTCTTTTCCATGTCCGGTACATGGTGGTGATAATCCTGAGGGATGTAGTATCTTCACAGATGGAGATTCTTCTAAAGGTAACTGGAGCTGTTGGACACAGCACTGTGAAGAGGATTTTACAAGTAATCTATTTGGTTTCGTAAGAGGGGTAATGGCTTATCGTGGGGGACAAAAGGTATCTTTAAATCAAACGGCTGATTTTTGTTTAAAGTTTTTAGATGTTGATATAGATAACTTAGAGGTTGCTGAACAACCCCAAAATAAAGATGTACAGTTATTGGAAATATTTGATCGTCATTTAGAGAGACGGGCCAATAACATCAACCGAGAAGACATAAGATCCAAAATAGATATTCCGGCCCCCTACTATATTAATAGGGGGTTTTGTACAGATATTCTAAATTTATTTGATATTGGGGTATGTTTGGAAAAAAATCGACCAATGTCAGGAAGAATTGTTGTGCCAATCTATGATGAAAGCTATAATTACGTAGGATGCATGGGGCGTGCAATTCATACCGACATGCAACCAAAATGGCTACATAGCAAAGGTTTTAAAAAGGCTTTCTTGTATGGGCTAAATATAGCCAAAGATTATATACAAAAGAGCCAAACGGTTATTTTAGTGGAAGGGCAAGGAGACGTATGGCGCATGCATGAAGCGGGATATCAAAATTGTGTTGGAATTTTTGGCTCTAGTATCAATGATGACCAATTACTATTACTAGAACAAAGTGGAGCCCTCAATCTAGTTATATTAACAGATTTTGATGAAGCGGGTAAAAAGGCATCCAAACAAATTATCAAAAAATGCGGCAGAAGATTTAACTATTATCGTCCCACCTTATCCACTAAAGATGTTGGTGATATGGATATTGATACTATTCATCAAGAATTAAAGCCACAATTACAAGAGGTGAATTTAATATGACAACCAGAATCTTAGCACTAGCGGGTCACAAACAATCAGGTAAAAGTACTACCTGTAATTTTTTACACGGATACCAATTACGAGCACATCATGTTATCGACGGTTTTGCTATTACTCAAGACGGAAACCTTGTGATTGATACAGCATTAATTGACTCAGAAGGTAAAGAAGAAAAAAGCCAAGCAATTCTTGACACTTCTAGAAATGACATGGAGTTTGCAGAATGGGCCGCCTATAGCATGTGGCCTTATATCAAACGTTACTCTTTTGCAGGAACCCTTAAAGAAATCGTGACTGGTATATTTGAAATTAAACCAGAACAAGTATATGGAAGTGATATAGAAAAAAATAGTAAAACTTGGTTTTCGTGGGATGATATGCCCGGCGTAATTACTAATTACAATCTTGCAAAAAAACCGGAAATCAAAAAACTAATCAATGATGGTACCTTAAAATACCATAAACCGGGAAAGATGTCAGCTAGAGAATTTTTGCAATTTTTCGGAACTGATGTTTGTAGAAAAATATATGAAGATGTGTGGCAAGCTAGGCTTATGGCCGACATAGCTAGAGAAGGATCTCTTTTAGCGGTTGTGGATGATTGTAGATTTCCCAATGAAGTTCAAGCTATTCAGGATGCGGGAGGGCACGTTATTCAGCTGACACGAAGTAACCACAAAGATGTTCACGCAAGCGAGTGCGCGCTAGATACATATGAAGAATTTGATGCTATAATCGATAACCAAAATATGACCATACACGACACCAACGTTGAAATTATCAGAATTCTGGATGAATGGGGATGGTTAGGCAAAGAGTTGCCAGAAACGCTACCCGCTCAAGAAACTGAACCAACATTAGTTGGTGGTATACATAAATTTAAAGAGGACTCATGATAGTAACATACATTAGAAGTTCATCATATAATAATTATGATTATTGCCAGATGCAATATTTTATAACATATGTTTTGGGCCATAGATCTATTTCTGGTAAAAAGGCTCAACTTGGTACCATTGTTCATAAGGTAATGGAATGTTTGGCGTCTTGTAAAAAACGCCTTCAAGATAAAGAACAAAAGTCTATGTCTATAACCGATGATGCTATAGGAAAGGTTAACTTTACGGCGAAAATCTTATACACCAAAGCGTTTGTGTGTCGATTACTCAAGCGAAGTTATGAGTATTATTCAGAAAATTGTACTCATAATTATACCAATGCTGATTTTAAGTTTTGTCAAAAATCAGTAGAGGATGCGTTGTTATACAATGACGGACAATTTGACCCCAGACTACGAACAATAGTGGCGCCAGAACCACAGTTTGATATACCAATTGAAAAAGATTGGGCTAAGTTTAAATATAAGATGCCTAATGGGGAAATCATAAAGGGCCAATTAGCTATTAAAGGTACAATCGACCTAGTGACAGAAGTGTCCGATGGTGTCATCGAGGTTATAGATTGGAAAACCGGTCGACGATTGAACTGGGCAACAGGAGAGGAAAAAACTTACGAAAAACTTATTGAAGATCCGCAGCTATTGTTGTATAATTACGCCATATCAAAACTGTTCCCTGAATACGAACAGGCCATTATGTCGATATTTTATATTAGGGATGGTGGCCCATTTAGCATGTGCTTTGATAAAAGTGATCAGGAAAAGTTTCTAGGGATGCTAGAAAAAAGATTCAAACAAATAAAACGAAACAATTTCCCACGCCCCATTTCACAAAATAGATCCAGTTTTAAATGTACCAAGTTGTGTCATTTCTATAAAAATAAGTGGCCCGGCACCAATCAATCAATATGTCACTATGTGGACGATCATTTGCATGCATTGGGTGAAAATGAAACAATAGAAAAATGTACTGCCGAAGGGCACGAAATTGGTTTTTATGAGGCGCCGGGATAAATAAATAAATAAAGGAATCGATATGAACCTCTTAAGATTAGATGAATTCAATCATGCAATAGTTCGCGAATTGGCCCCTTCGTTTCATAATCTTCCTAGTACCGAACACAAGGATGGTAAATATAGATTACGACGATATTCTGTGATAGAGCTTATGTTAGAACCTAAAGCCATTAAAACCCTTCCCATCAACAGCTTTATGCAAACAGATAAATATAATGATTTTCAAGGTAATGTGGAAAGAAAATTTGAAAATATTGAAGAAGATGTTTTATATGGGGATAGCATGAAAGAGCTTGTATATTCTTTTAGGATGATGGCCAGTCTCCCCACCAACACGCAAGTAGATATACATCAAATGAGAGTCATTACTACTTCAGAATCCACCGAGATTTCTCCAGAAGGGGTACATAGGGATGGCTACGATGTTATATCAATGATAGGAATTACTAGACATAATATATTGGGTGGCAACTTATTGGTTTATGATAATCAAGATAGTGATCATTTTGTATCATTACCTTTGGACGGAGGCCGAATGGTAACAATAAATGATAAAAAATTATGGCATAATGGTAGTTCTATTGTTCCCTTAGATAAGAACAATAAGGGATACATGGATGTTTTTGTTTTTACAGCTAATTATAATCTTTGAAAGGAATGTAAATGCCAACCAATAATTATGAAGCACGCCAAATATACGGTATCATCAATGAGTTTATTGATGAAGAAACAGCAAGAGCTATCACAATACGCTTATACGAACAGGTAGGTAAATACACGGAAAATGAATCCTTAGCCACAAGCCTAAAGATGTTAAGAGAGTTATATAGAAATGATTGAAATCAAAATTACAGAACAGATGAAGCAACGAGCTTGGCGTAAGGCGCGTCAAATGGGAAAACTTAAGCAATCTATTACGAAGGGTGATGGCAATATTGCTGGGTTTTTAGGTGAAGAAGTGGCCAATGCAATAGTCAAAGGCGAAATCAGCAATACATATGATTATGATATTACTAAGGACGGTGTTAAATATGACGTAAAAACTAAGCGGTGTACTAGCTCGCCCCGTGAACATTACGAGTGCTCTGTTGCTGCCTTTAACACAAAACAAAAATGCGATCATTATATATTTGTGAGAATTGAAAACATTAGTGGGAAGTGGGGACGCGCGTGGATATTAGGAAGTTATCCAAAACCCGAATATTTTAAAGATGCGCGTTTTCTAAAAAAGGGACAGAGAGATGGAGACAATTGGTTCAAAGTTAAGGCTGATTGTTATAATATACCAATTAGTAAATTACAGCCCTTAAAGACCAAAAAGCAAAGGAGATAGTATATGACAAAGGTGTCTTCACACAATACGCTTATTGTAGATTGCGATGGTGTTATCGCTGATAAAGCGCACGGAGGAGAATACGGTAAAGCCGACCCTCTTCTACATGGCATAGAACAGGTAAATAAACTATATGATATGGGATATACCATTACCTTGTATACTGCTCGTTATGGTGATAGAGAAAGCGGAAATCTACATCGTCAATATGAAAGGGGGTATAAGGAGTGGACGGATTGGCTCGCTAAGCACGGCGTAAAATATCATCATGCGTTCATGGGAAAACCAGCGGGTGTAATGTATATTGATGATAAAGCTGCCCGCGTCAAAAGTGATAGCACAGAGGGCTGGGAACAGGTATGGCATGAAGTAGCAGAATTACAGGGCAAGGATCAATACGGAAATAAATTGAAATGACCGCAATAATTGAAGATCTTAATAAAGAATTTCATCTTGGTAATAAGTTTACCCTTCATGTCGCTGTGGAATTAGCAAATATTCTAGATAATAATTATAGGATTATTGTTAAATACGATGGTCAAGAATTGCCGTATTATGACGATACAAAGTTAAACGTAATAATTGCCACCTCCAGAGAAACACATGGGCCACCTAATGAATTTCATAGAGATGACGTATTTATCATATTCCAGCACTACTATATGCTTGACCAGTGGGATGATCCGTGGTATAATTCTTTAGTGTATCCACTTCCCATTGGTACATTTGTAGATGGTTTTGATGATCATATTATTAAACCAATGGCTGAAAGGAAATATGATTTTTCATTTGTGGGACAACTGCCACATACCGGCACTAGAGATTGTTTCAAGAGAAATTTAGATGAACTAATGAACACCAGTGGCAAAAAATTTAAATATTTTGTAGAATACACTGATGGTTTTAAAAGGGGGTTAAGTAGCAGCGAATATTTAGAGTTACTCGGAGACACAAAGATATCTCTCTGTCCACAAGGAGCCTACAGCCAAGAAACATTTCGCTTTTTTGAGTCTATTATGATGGGTGCAATTCCCATGATTGAAAATCTGCCAAAATTATGGTATTATGAAGGCGCCCCTTTTTTGAAAAGTAAATGGGTTAAACTAGAACAATCATTGTCCGTTAGTCTCAACACTCTACAAACAGAAAAATCACGCAGTGTATTGTATCAGATAGCGCAATATGTCCAAACCATTTTACACCCACCATCTCTTGCTAAAGTGCTTAAAGACAAAATTGAACATAGACACAAAAATAAGATAGTCGGTCAGCCACATCTTGATCATTTGAGAAAGCTTTTTAACGAACATACTGACTGGGCATAGCAACAATGACATTGAATTGGATACCTATCAACTGTAAAACTCACTTCAGTTTGTTGAGGGGTTTTTGTAAACCGGCCGATCTTGCGGCTACATGCAAAAAGTACGGCTACCAAGCGTGTGCTATTGCAGATTTTAAAACTGTTTCTGGGGCGGTTGATTTTCATCAGGCGTGTCTCGATAATGACATCAAGCCTTTAATAGGATGTGACTTTGATGACTATGTTTTAATAGCAAAAAATAAAGATGGTTGGTTTGATTTAATTAAACTTGTTACCATACATCACCTATCTCCTGATATTGATACCTTAAAACAAATAGCCCTTAAGGGAAATTTACTTTGTGTCAGCGCGAATGAAGTATATAAAAGTATCTTTGGAAAACACTTTGTTAAGTATGATTATAATAACTATAAAGTATATTATGTTAATCGCAAAGACGCAATTCCACATAGGGTTCTTCTGTGTTCTGGAATGAAAACCACACTCCCAAAAGTACAAACCAAAATTAAAAAAAACGAAGAGATTGATAATAAAGAATTTTTTATGTCTGATGATTTCTATCTACCGACTCCCGAGGCATTTGACAACAATACCCAAGAAATTGAATTAGTGAATAAGATTGCTAATATGTGTGAAGATTATGAAATAACAAAAAAGCCGATGCTCCCACAGTTTAAATGTCCCGATAGTATGGATGAAAATGAATACTTAAAGAAGCTGTGTCGTCATGGATGGAGGCAAAAGCTAATGGCTTCTGGAAAAGTGGCAAACAAAGAGGACGAAGCGAATTATCTAGCTAGAGTAAAAACAGAATTTGAGGTCATCTTTAAGGCAGAATTATCTGGGTATTTTTTGATTGTTCAAGATATAGTTAATTATATTAAGGAACAAGGATGGCTTGCGGGACCGGGGCGCGGTTCAGCGGCTGGATGCCTCGTATCGTATCTTCTTGGTATTACTGAAGTTGACCCTATAGAATATGGGCTTATCTTTGAAAGATTTTACAACGAGGGACGCAATACTGAAGACTATGTTTCTTTGCCCGATATTGATGTTGATGTACCCGCTGAACACAGGGACGAAGTAATTGACTATATTCGACAAAAATATAACCCTGAAAATGTATCACAGATGATCACGTTTGGTAGACTTCAAGGAAGGGCTGCCCTAAAAGAAGTATTACGAATTAATGAAGCTGTATCATTTGCAGAAATGAACGAAATTACTCAAAACATTCCTAACGAAGCTGATATATCAGATCAATTAGAAATAGCAGACGAAAAGTCAATTATTAGATGGGCTTTGATGAATGAATCTGAAAATCTAAAAAAATGGTGTAAAATAAATGAAGATCAAACATTGGATGGCGATCTAGCTAGTATGTTTGAACAGGCTATTAACATAGAGGGAACTAATAAATCTCAGGGCAAGCATGCGGCAGGCGTTATAATATCACAACACAAACTAAAGGATGTTTGTCCTATGGTTAAAGATAAAACTGGTAATTTAATTGCGGCTTTTGAAATGAATGATCTTGAAAGTCAAGGTCATGTCAAGTTTGATATTTTGGGTATTGATCTTTTAAGTAAGATCATGGATATAAAGCTTTCCTAAACAGGAGAAAAAAATGGACGCTACAGCGGAAGATTATAAATCAGTAATTTTTTCTGGGTGCTCAATAGAATATAAGGATATTTCTATTTGCGATTTGAGGCACCCTCTATCACAAAGTGGTCTTACTAGAGACATGGGATATCAAGTCTGGTCTGATAAGCATCATTGTTACAATATTTACAAAAACATTGACGAGGCGGTTAAAAAGTTCATAGCTCTCAAGGGACATGTATAATGAATTATAGAGATATTATTGTATTCGATTTTGAAACTGGTAGCGCTAATCCACATATAACACAGCCCACGCAAATTGCCGCAATAGCGATCCATGCTCGAAAATTACAATTGCAACCGGGAGGAACATTTAATAGTGAAATGCGTCCTATTATAGATGATGATAAGGCTATTAAGGCGGGTGTAGCCCCCTTAGAAGATGAGGCCCTCAAGATCACCAGAAAAAATAGGACCGATTTAGCAAAAGCGCCATTACCAAAAACTGTATGGAAAAAATTTGCAAAATTTTGTGATAAGTATAATTTCAAAAAAACCAGTTATTATGCTCCTATCGCCGCAGGATTCAATATTAACCATTTTGATATGCCTATAGTTCAACGTATGTGTGAGCAATATGGACCATGGGATAATAAGCGAGGAGAACAAAAGATATTTAATCCTATTTTTACCATTGATGTTATGCAACATATATACTGTTGGTTTGAAAATAACCAAGATGTCAAGGGTTATAGTATGGATTATTTGAGGGATTATTTTGGTATCGGCAAGGACAATGCTCATGACGCTTTACAGGATGTAAAAGATACAGCTAATATTTTAATCAAATTCATGCGACTTCAGAGAAGCTTATTGAAGAAAGTGAAGTTTGAAAAGTCTTTTGGAGATAAAGCTCTATATGTTTGATTTATCAAATTTGCATGATGATCACGTCTGGGATTTGATATGTGAGGGTCACACCAAAGGTGTCTTTCAATTAGAATCTCAGCTAGGAAGATCATGGGCTAAAAAAGTGCGACCTAAAAACATCAATGAATTAGCGGCTCTTATTTCTCTAATTCGTCCCGGATGTTTGAAAGCATTTACGGACGGTAAATCTATGACTCAACATTATGTTGATCGTAAAGCTAACATCGATCCTGTAATTTATCCCGATGAATCTTTAGAACATATTCTTAAAGAAACCTATGGGGTACTTGTGTATCAGGAACAATCTATGATGATTGCTCAAGAGTTGGCTGGATTCACTCTGAAAGACGCAGATTCGCTCCGTAAGGCCATTGGAAAGAAAAAAGCTGGTTTGATGTCAGAAGTTAAAGAATCGTTTCTGAGGGGCGCTGAGAGTAAGGGGATAGTCACCAAGGAAATTGCTGAAGAAATATTTTCATGGATTGAAAAATCCAACAGATATGCCTTCAATAAATCCCACGCTGTTAGTTACGCCATCAATGCTTATTGGAGTGCTTATTGTAAATTTCATAAAAGAGTACCATTTTACGTGTCTTACTTAAACCATTCTGATCGGAAACCAGACCCCCAAAAAGAATTAAAAGAGTTGATTATGGACGCTAAGTTATCCGATATTGAAGTATATCCACCACGCTTACAGCATCTGCACACCAACTTTGTTGCAATAAATAATAAAATTTATTTTGGCTTGCGGCATATTAAACATATTGGTCAAAAGGAATGTGATAAAATCGAACAGTTATATAGAGATAACGATGTTTCTAATTATACGTGGATAGATGCATTAATAAATATTATATACAAAGGTAAAATTAACAAAAGGGCAGCAGTAGCCCTGATTTCAGTGGGTGCTTTTAGTGGCCCAAACAACCAACAACACAGAGAAAAAATGCTATATGAGTTTGATAGCTGGAAAGATCTTACTGCCAGAGAACAAACATATATCTCAGAAAATTACAATAGTTCTGATAGTTTATCAGAATGTATAGGCAATATGATACAAGATACTAAAATCAATAGCCGTAGGCTAATTACCGTCCTAGATATTAAACAAATTCTAGATAATCCCCCTCATGAGGTACAGGATAACATTCCATCAATAGCTCAGCACGAGGAAAAATACATGGGATGCGCCCTTACATGTAGCAGAATGGATGCTATTAATACTAATTTTTCAACTTATATGTGTAAAGATGTGTCTCGTGGCACTATAAAAGGAAAGGTGAGTTTAATTGTTCAACTAAATTCTATTAGAACATATAAAACTAAAAAGGGTAAAAATCCCGGCCAACTGATGGCATTTGTATCTGCGGAAGACGGAAGTGGTGTTTTAGACTCTATTACAGTATTTCCAGAATGTTATCAACAATATCGTGACCTCCTAATTGAAGGAAATACAGTATTTATAAATGGAGAAATTTCCAAAAAGGACACTACTTCCGTTATAATAAATAAGGTGAGCCAAGTATGAATAAATGTCACTTTGTAGGAATGTTGGCTGATGATCCTCACTTAGTAAATATTAATAATACATATCTAGTTACATTTACTCTAGCGATTGAAGACCACCGCAAAGATAAGGATGGTAGTAAAAAACGTAGAGTAGATTTTTTACGGTTTGAAGCATGGGCTACAGGCGCTCAAACGATTGATAAACATGCTCATAAAGGTGATTTTATGGCTGTTGAATCTATTGCAAGACAGTCAACATCGCACCAAGAAAAAAAATCGGACACAATCACTTTTAGGGTCACTAATTTTAAAATCTTTAACAATAATAAGCTAAATGAAGATGACGAAAAATAAAAAAGTATTATTCTGTTCTGAAGCATCATGGTTGCCCACGGGATATGCCGTATATACTAAAGAAGTTTTATCCCGACTTTGTCAGATAGACGGCATTGAAGTGGCTGAATTAGCTTGCTATGTTGATAGTAATGATGTTAATATTTCTTCTGTTCCATGGAAAGTGTATCCCAATAAACCTTTACCTAATGATCCCACACATGATTCATATAAAGGTAATATTACAGCTCAGTTTGGGGAACAAGCCTTTAATTCTGTCTTATTAGATTTTCAACCTGATGTAGTCATGGATATTCGTGATTGGTGGATGATTGAATTTCAGCAACGGTCTCCATTTAGAGACTTTTTTCATTGGGCTATTATGCCTACTGTAGATGCTGCCCCACAGGGTAATCAATGGATCAATACTTATGCGTCAGCTGATTCGGTGTTCGCATACTCTGAATTCGGGCGAGACATTTTGTTGCAACAATGCGATAATATAAAATTTGTGGATGTAGCATCTCCGGCTGCAAGTCAACACTTTCAACCACACCCAAACAAACAACAACACAAAATCGATATGGGGATTTCTCCAGAGTCCCTAATTGTAGGCACAGTGATGCGTAACCAAAAACGCAAACTATATCCTGATCTTTTTCAATCTTTTCGAGCTTTTGTGGATCAAGTTAATGATCCTAATGTATTTTTATATTGTCATACCTATTACCCAGATATAGGATGGGATATTCCGGGCTTAATAAACGATAACGGTCTTTCTAATCGCGTACTCATGACTTACAAATGCAAGAATTGTCAAGATATAACTGTAGACTTTTTTCAAGATGCTATTAAATATTGCAATAAATGTCAACATTTTAATAGCCACTTAGTAGGTATTAATAATTCAATAGGCGAACCAGATTTAGCCAGCATATATAACCTATTTGATATATATGTACAATATGCCAACAGTGAGGGTTTTGGGATGCCGCAACTTGAGGCTGCTAATTGTGGGCTTCCCGTTATATCTACTTATTATTCTGCGATGCAGTCTGTGATTGATAAGATTGGCGGCATGGGTATTGTGCCTCTAAGCTTTTATGTGGAATGTGAAACTGGTTGTAATAGGGCAGTTCCGAATAATGAAGTATTTGTTAATACTCTTGTCGAACTACATAAAAACAAATATAAGTTACGAGACATTGGCGCAGAAACTAAAAAGAATGCTGTGGCAAATTATAGTTGGGATAAAACGGCGGATGTGTGGGCTAAGCATATTCTACAGTTAGAACCAAAAGATCCGTCAACCACTTGGTTTTCTCAACCCCATATCCCACAGCCAGCCACAGAAGTTCCAGAAGAAATAATTTCTATAGTAGACAAGGTTGATTTTATATTTAACAATATACTACATAAACCACAGTGGATAGGGAGCTATTTGTGGAAGCGTGTGTTGCGAGATATTACATTTGGATATAAATGTGAAAACATAACTAAAGACTTTTACTTTAACGAATCACATATTCAGTCTTATACTGGAAATACTCCCTTCTCACTAGAGCAAGCATGCCAAGAAATGGTTAACTTTAGAAATCAAATAAATCAGTGGGAACAGTCGCGCGCCCAAATGATGCAACAAGAAGGATATTAATATGAATCACAGTAAACATCCAGCAATACAAAAGTCTATCGATGAGGCCCAAGGTACTATACCGGACAACTTTAATGGACAGTTATTTCAAGATGTGTTTGTGAATGAAGTATTGGATATTGACAATGGTTTTTTTGTGGATATAGGGGCTGGCACAGATGGTGTTAGAAATATGCCTATGAGTTTCTTCAGTAATACATATAACCTTGAAAGACGAAGAAACTGGACGGGTATTGCTATAGATTATGATAAAGAATACATAGATACGGCCCAATCTCATCGCCGTTGTCAGTGTGTGTGTGCTGATTTAATGGCAACCAATATAAATGATATATTAAAAGAATCCAACTGTCCTTCTGATGTAAACTATTTATCATTTGATGTGGACGAGGCCCAACCAAAGGTTCTTAGCGAACTCGATCTTTCAAAATACAGATTCCAAATAATTACATATGAACATAATTTGTACCAAGGCTGCGACAAAGATCAAAAAATATCGAGAAACAAATTCAAAGAAGCAGGATACGAAATCTTGTGCGGAAACGTGATACTACACGATGTCGGTGTCGTAGAAGACTGGTACGTACACTCAGAATTTTTTGATCAATACGCACACTTTCAGTACCACGACATGAATTGTTTAACTATCGTAAACAATATAATTAGAAACAAACGCAAGCCCAAATGAAGCAAGAAAGAGAAGTTCGATGAAAGTACTTTACATAGGACATTATAAAGATGGTACCGGATGGGCCAATGCTGCCATTAATAATATACTGGCGCTCGATTCTGTAGGTGTTGAAGTAGTGCCGCGTGCTATTACATTTGAAACCGAGCCAAAATCATATCCTAACAGAATCCAAGAACTAGAACAAGCTTCCAGTGAAGGGTGTGATATTTGTATACAACATACATTACCTCACCTATATTCTTATAATTCCAATTTTAAAAACATAGGATTTATTGCCAGCGAGACTAACCATTTCAAAGACAGCTCATGGCAGCATTATGCTAACCTAATGGATGAAATATGGGTGCCCAGTATGCATACTAGGGTTGCATGTCGTATGAGTAATATAAAGGTTCCGGTCAATATTGCTCCTCATTCTTTGGATACTTCATCCTATAGTAAAATGTTAGAGGGAAATAAAATTCAGGAACTGGTTCACACATTCAACTTTGCTTTTGTTGGAGAGTTTATAGAAAGAAAAAATGTACAAGCATTGATACGCGCATTTCACACAGAATTTGGAGTGTCCGAACCTGTGAATCTATTTATTAAAACATCCCAACAATCCTTAGATTATGTGCAAAACTATTGTAAGCAAATCAAGAATGGGTTAAAGCTACGAAAAAGATATAAAGAAGAAATTGTTGTATGTGGATATCTTAGTAAAGAAGATTATGTGTCAGTGTTGTCTCAGTGTCATTCTTTTGTAATGCCCAGTCGAGGAGAGGCGTTTTGTATTCCGGCTCTTGAAGCTATGGCGCTTGGTATACCAGTAATCTATACTAAAAAAACGGGGATGGACGACTTTTGCTTAGGAACGGCTGTGAAATCTATACAAGTTCCGTGTGTGGGTGCCATATCTACGCTTCCTAATCTATGTACTGCAAACAATAAGTGGGCAGAAATAAATGTCGAAGAGTTGGCCATTGCCATGCGTAAAGTGTATATGCAATGGCAAACTGAAGCATCGCAAAAACAACGTAAGGCATCTATTAAAAAAGCTAAATCATATAGCCACCAAAAGGTTGGAGCACAGTTAAAGGAATTATTGAATGACAGCTAACGCTACCCCAATGGCCGTTAGGTCTATATTACGGCGTCAACAGCGACAAGAGCCGCTGAATATATTGACATTTTGTACCCATGAAAGATATGAACAAAAACTGTGTCAAACGGGTCACAATTTTTATTCAATCAACTATGGTAAAGAATGGGATACTGATTATGGTGACATTCCTGAAAATTATTACGTTATAAACGAAGTACCGTCTTACATAAATTTTGATTTGATTTTATGTCATACCGCTTGTGATAGACTTCGTGTATCACATAATATTAAAAATGATTTTAATATACCCATACTGCTCCATATGCACGTACTACCAGACATAAGAAACGATGTGGCTACACAGGTAAATCAGTTTCAAATCGCTACTGCTAATGTAGACCAAAAGAGTTTTATTTCTGAATTTAGTATGAAGGCATGGGGATCTACTGTACAGGATGCGACATTTATTGAACATGGCGTAGAGACAGACTTTTGGTCTGTTGACACAGAAATAGAACGTGATAATGCTTGTTTGTCGGTTGTAAATGATTGGCCTAATAGAGATTGGTGTTGTGGTTGGGAACTATGGAAAAATACAATAGGAATTAATACTCCAGAAGCGCTTCCAGTCAAGGTGTTTGGGAAAAGTCCCGGTTTTTCAGAACCCGCTCAATCAATAGAACATCTACGGCAAATTTACCAAACGTCTAAGATATTTTATAATACCTCATTACACTCCCCAGTGCCAACATCATTGCTGGAAGCCATGGCGTGCGGATGTGCAGTAGTATCAACAGCTACATGCATGATTCCCGAAATTATAGAACATGAGAAAAATGGTTTTATATCTAACGATCCCAATGAGCTACGGCAATTTCTAGAAGTGTTACTTAATGATGATAAATTGGCGCAACAGCTTGGCCAAGAAGCTAGAAATACCATGGTAGAAAAATACAATCTACAAAGGCATATAGATAACTGGAACAAAATATTTTATGCAACAATTGCAGCCTATAAGGACTAACAAATGAAAATATATCTATCACCACACCAACCTAATGAAACATATAACGCATGGATTTCCAATATAGCGACTCTAGATGGACAGGTGCTAGATAGCGAAGCTACGCAAATTATTGCATATCAATTTTTATCTATGTTCACTTATGATGAAGTTAGCCAAATTATACCGAAGATCGCTCAAAAAATGAGACTTAATTGTGAATTAACTATAGTTGAACCTGATTTTAATTTACTAGCACAACAATATATTAGAGATGATTTCTCAATAGGTAATATCAATCAGATTATGTTTAATGGAAATTATATCAAGAGCGCCTTGAATCTAGAAGAAGTTGTTAGTTATCTTCCATCAAATTTAACTATTCATGAAAAGTCATTTAATGCATCATTGGCTCAAATGATAATCAAATGTAGGAGAGAGTCATGATAACTACATCGTGTAAAGGGTGTGTCTTTGCGACCTATACTGATAAACAACAATCAGGATGCCAATTGGGGCGCGCAGACAAGCTTACATATGAAACTAATGAAGATGGCCATTATATGGTGCAACGATTTTGTAACACATATCGCCCCGAAGAATGGCTTAAAGAATTGTCACTAGATGAATATGAAAACCGTCACGATGTGGTTCTTAATGAAACTGTTCCGCGTGTAGGGTTTTTTATAATATTTGACCCCACACACAATATAGAAGACCTAAGAATTACATTGGAAGATATACAACGTCAAACCATACCCCCTCGATATGTGGCTGTTATAAATAGTAAAGTAGAATATAATATAGAAATTCAAGCAATCTTTAAAGAGATGTTTGATTTTGATGTTACCATGCACCATATAGTACAAATGTCTTCTTTTCCAGAAGACCACAATCTTTTAGTAGATGAAGCATTTACGCATGCAAAAAATGGATGGTTATATATAACATATTCTCATGAGAAAATAGATAGAGATTTAGTTTCTAAAATGCATGCTCGCATTAACATCAACATGAAACCATTGGTTGTTGTTAAGCCGTACGAAGGTATTAAAGGGCTCCTATTTCAAACATCACTTTTTAAATTACTTAATGGCAATAAAACAAAAATGTATCACGATCAATCGGTTGACACTAGATCATTTCTAGATAAAGTAGACGAAATGCCTAAAGATAATTCTAATACAGTTATTACGTGGAGTAAATTTAATGAAGCCTAATGTTGCGATAATTATAAGTAACTATAACTATAGTGCTTATGTTCTTGAAGCTATTCATAGTGCGCTAAATCAAACTTACGATGGCAATTTACAGGTGTATATGTTAGATGATGGCTCATCTGATGATTCATGGGCTAAGATATCATCTATTACATGGGAAAATGAAGGGGATGCTGAGTGGGGGGCTGAGGAAATAGACACTAAATATTACAAGGGTGTAATCGAGAGACGACAAAAAAACAATTTATATGCCTATCGAATTGATAATTCAGGAGCAAGTACGGCTCGCAATGTAGCTATATGGGAGGCGTGGCAATGGGCTGATATATTTGGTATATTGGATGCAGATGATATGTATGAGCCAAACAAAGTGAAAATTCTAGTAGACAAACTGTTAGAGCATCCTGAAATAGGGGTGGCTTATGCTGACTATAGAATTCACAGACAGATGGATCATCATAATTACACTAAATATGAAATCAAACACCCGTATAGTAGAGAGTTGCTGCTACAAAAATGTATCGTACATAGTGGCTCTTTAATCAAAAAAGAATATCTTCAACAAGTCATATTACCGCTTAATAGCGAAATATTTGACAGTAGGTTACACGGCCCCGGTAGTCAATCCTTTATTGGGTGTACAGAGGATTATGATCTGTGGCTTCGGTTATCTAAGGTCTGCATGATGACTCATGTGCCAGAACCTTTATCTATTGTGCGCGAAACTGGCCAAAATCAATCATTGAAAATGACTACCGAAACCTTCCAGAGAAATGCGCAAATTTTACAAACGAGATAAATGACTAGATTCACAAAAAAAATTACCGAACCTCCAGTTACTACTTTGCATAATAGTATAGCTATTATCATTTTGTCGGCTGGAGTTGGCAATAGAATTAAATCATACGAACCTAGAAGCTTACTAAAAATTGGACAAACCACTTTAATTGATCACCAGCTTTCTGTTTTAAATAACTCATTTCATTTTCCAGAAATAATCGGAGTGTTTGGTTATTTAGTCGAAAAAGTAGTTAAAAAGGTTCGAGGTAAAATACGCATAATAGAAAATCAAATATACCAAGAAACTAATACAGCAGAAAGCCTCAGACTAGCATTTAACAGCACCACCAAAAATGATCTATTATTTTTTCATGGTGACCTATATTTTAACCTTGGTACATTACAAGGATTAGATTATAGTAAATCATTTTTATTGATTGACAATAAACAGCAATTGCACGATAAAGAAGTGGGAGTCACGGTATGTGATAACAAAGCTACTATATTGTCATACGGCCTTCCTACTAAGTGGTGCCAAATAGCATATATTACTGGTAAAGAATTTAAAATATTGAAACATATATTTCAAAAATTTAATAACAATCAAAAAAAAATGCTCGTTTTTGAAATTATAAACCAAATGATTGCAATGGGTGCGGTTTTTCATTGCTACGAACCTAAAAAGATGTCTATTGTGGAAATAGACTGCATAAAGGATATCAATTATGAAAATTTTAATAAGTAGTGACGGAAAGCATGCGCACTACTATCAAAGAATGGCGTGGGCCACAGCGCTTACCAAGGCGGATTTTCAGGTAAGTATGTGGGATTGCAAAAGCGTTCCAGCTTTTGATGTATTTGATGCATTTGAGCCCGATATATTTTTAGGACAATCATATAATCTCGATACATCGTTATTAAAATGTATATACGAACGACCTCATATAAAAGTAGGCTTACGAGTTGGTGACTGGGGTGATCATGAAGACATGGTAGATAAAACAAAATATAACATATTGTATTGCTCTCAAAAGGAAAAAGATGTTCTCAAAAAGCTCAAAGAAGAAACCGGTAAACCAGACTTTGTACATATTCATTATGACGAAAATGCTGTTAAGATCACCCATAACCATTTTGAATCAATAGGAATAAAACCAATCTCATTAATGATGTGTGCTGACACCACAGCTTACAGTAGTGCTCAATATGACCCTAAGCTAGAATGTGATATAGGTTTTGTGGGAGGTTATTGGCCCTATAAAGGACTTGTTATAGACCAATATCTAACACCACTTTTAGATCCCCCTAATTATAAAGTTAAGATTTTTGGTAATCAAGTGTGGCCTGTTAATCAATACTGTGGCCTCTTATCAGACAACGATGTCAAAAACCTATTTGTATCTGCTAGAATATGTCCCAATCTCAGTGAGCCTCATGCCCAAGAATTTGGTATTGATGTAAATGAACGAATTTTTAAAATATTATATGCGGGAGGTTTTTGTATTTCAGATAAGGTGGATTCTTATAAAATGTTTGGAGATGGTTTGGTAATTGTTAACAGTCCAGAAGATTTCAGAGATAAAATAGATCACTATTTAGCCAATCCATCTGAACGATACAAAATTGCAGAAGTTGGCCAAAAACATGTTACAGAAAACCACACAGGATTTCACAGGAGCGCTCAAATCATGAATGCGTTTGATTTGACTAATTTATCAGAACGCATAATGAATCAATATGAGGAAACAGTAAATGTCACAATCTAAGGTTTTAGTTACAGGTGGAAAAGGTTTTTTAGGAAAATCTTTATGCGCGCTATTGAGACAAAATCAATCCTATAATGTAATAGCCTTATCCGGTAAATCTCAGTGGGATCTAACTAACCAACGTTATGTCGATTATATGTTACAAGAGTTTACTCCTGATGTAGTGATACACTTAGCCGCCAGAGTAGGAGGTATTGGAGCCAACAAAAAAAATCCCGGACTCTTTATGTATGAAAATTTGGCTATGGGTATGAATCTTATTGAGTCTTGTAGAAAATATGGCAAACTAAAAAAGTTTATTATGGTTGGTACCGTTTGCGCATATCCTAAGTTTACTGAGGTGCCTTTTAAGGAAACAGATATATGGAATGGTTATCCAGAAGAAACAAATGCTCCCTATGGAATAGCTAAAAAGGCTCTTATGGAGCTATTAATAGCCTATAACAAACAATACGATTTTCAGTGTACTAACCTTATACCAGTAAATATGTATGGACCCAACGATAATTTTGATCCCAATATAAGTCATGTAATTCCAGCACTGATTTTAAAGTTTGCTAAAGCCATACAAAACCACCATAAGCCAGTTGAAATATGGGGTACTGGAAAAGCTAGTCGTGAATTTTTGTATGTAGATGATTGTGCTCATGCCATATCTCAGGCAATTGAACTACACACAACACCACAACCAATTAATGTGGGTACAGGCGATGAGGTTACCATTAGAACATTAGCACACTATATTAGTAGAATAATGGAATATAAAGGTGATATATATTTTAACTCTCAGCACCCAGACGGGCAGCCTCGAAGATGTTTAGATACGTCGGTTGCCAAAGAGACACTTAAATTTACAGCTTCTACAGGTTTAGAAACAGGATTACAAAACACCGTAACATGGTTCAATAGAAACAAGGATAGATTCGTTGATTACTTCGATCATATTTAGTAAAGACCGTCCAGCTCAGCTGGATTTATGTCTCAATAGTATCAAAAAGAATTTTGCAGATTCTAATAGAAATATTGTGTTATACAACAACACTAAAGATTTTATAGAAGCCCATAAGATATTACAAAGTGAACATAAGGATGTAGACTTTTGGCCACAAGGGTTATCTTTATTTAAAGATCTGTATGCCACTATTGCAAGCTCTGATAATGATTATATTTGCTTTTTTACTGACGATGATATAGTATACCAACCAGTAAAAACAATTGACTATAATTCAATTCTACAAAATGACCACATCGCTTGCCTATCTCTAAGAATGGGTTTGAATATCTCTGAAAGATCTCACGATGGTGTTGTGGGACAAGACACACCAGCAGCATATCATGAATATGATGATATTATCTTATGGTCAAAAACAGCCAACACATACGGGTCCTATTGGTCATATTCTTTATCAGTAGATGGTCATATATTTAGAAAAAATGAAATATTAGACATGATAGATGAATTATGTTGCTTAGCAGATCGCTATCATTGGGATCAAACACCTAACGCACTAGAAGGGGCGCTTCAAAGGTTTTGGACAATCTCCCCGAACACGATGGCATCATTTAAGAATAGTGTGGTAGTCAATAGCCCGAATAACCGTGTACAGGAAAGTCATCTCAATAGATCAGGTGATAAGTATAGCGCCGATAGCAATTTCCTGCTGGGGAAGTATTTGGCAGGACAAAGGATTAAGTTGGAATATTTAAATTTTGATAATATAAAATGTCCACATACAGAAATTGATCTCATGTTAGGTTTGTATGACAAATAATATTTGGCATTTCAGCACACTTAGTGACCATAATTATATTATTAATGGTTTGTGTCTATATGACTCATTAGTAGAAAAGTCCTCGCAAGACTTTATGCTGCATTATTTATGTATGGATCAATATACTTATGATACGTTAAACTCATTACAGCTGTCACACTTAAAAACATATACACTAGAAGATATTGCCACTGATCCCGAATTTGTAACCCTTAAAGAAAATAATGCTTGCCGCCCTATAGATAGGCATGCTGGTGTAGAAGGATCGGATCAATCAGATTTTCACTTTGCGCTTGCGTCCTTTTTTTCTTATTTCTTATTAAATCAACAAAATCTTCCCCATATATTATATATAGATTCAGATATAATATTCTATCATGACCCTAAAAGTATATTTACCTCAGTACAAAATAAGAGTATTGGGCTCATTGCTCACCGACATATGAAGATGGACAAAGCAAACCGAAATCCGGGATATTATAATGTAGGTGTTATTTATTTTCAAAACAATGAAGTGGGTAAAAACTGTCTAAAATTTTGGAGAGACTGCTGTATATATCCTAATAATCAATACTCTCAGATTTTTGGTGCTTGTGGTGATCAAAAATACCTAGAGCTGTTTGAGGATTTTTTTGCTAGTGATCAAATCCACATCATGGATTTTGATATAGGGCACGGTGCCCCGTGGAATTTTACCATGTTTGAATTTCTAGATAATCACAGAATTGTGTGGCATGATCCTGAAGGTAATGTATTATTATGTGGAGAAAAACGAACTCAAGACTTGATTTTTAGTCACTTTAGTCACTTTGTACCCGATTACGATAATATGAAATTTCGATTCGATAGAGCTGGCGAATGGGGTCCACAGCTACCTCATCATCCGGGTGTCATGGATATTTATATAAAATATTTTCAAGCACTCCTCCACAC